GGATCCACCAGTTTCTGACGGAAACCGATGGAACGCCAAAACGAAAAAACCCGCCAGAAGGCGGGTTTTTCGGGGGGTCCAGAGATTTTGAAAGCTTTCTATGGAACCTTGTATGGTGCCGGCACCAGGAGTCGAACCCGGGACCTACTGATTACAAGAAAACCATTTTCGGCATGCTGGTCAGCCACTTAGGTCCCGGCTTGTTACGTAATGGCAGCGCTGACGGCCGGATTCCATGCGGAGTCCGGCGCGCTTGTTACGCAGGTTTCGGGGGATCAGAGAGCAGAGGGGGCGACCTTCGGGATGCTCAGGTCGTAGATGTCTAGCATGGACTCGTCGCGGTGGCCGCTGGCTTCCTGCTTGTCGGCCCTGGTGCCTGGGGTGTCAGTGATGCCGCGACGTTTGAGGTCGTGCAGGCCGAAACGTTGCTCGGCGGTGATGACGCCCGCCACGATGGCGTTACGCATGAAGCGGTTCCAGGCGGTGTCTAGGCCAGACTTGCCCAACGGGCCGCCGTGGTCGGCGGTGATGATGAAGCGTTTCTCGGGATTGACCGGCACGGCCGTGCCCCGGGCTTTCCATACTTGGGAGCGGCGGGCCTTCGCAGCGTCCCAGGCGGCTCGTAAGCGCGGCGTCCAGGTGACCACATTGTCACGGCTGCCCTTGCGTCGGTTGGTGAGCACGCCGTCGGCCAACTCGTTGGCGTCGGTCAGGGTGACGACCTCAATGCCGCGCAGCCGGCAGAGGTAGGCCAGTTCCATGACGTAGCTCAGGTGCGGTGGTACCGCGTCCTTCTGCCCGCGTTTCAATTGGCCCAGCTCGCGGGCGCGGCCGATCAGGCGTTGCATCACGTCATGCGACGGCAGCCGACGCTGCTTGCGCTCTACAGGCGCCTCGATGCCCATGGCCGGATTGCTGTCCAGATAGCCGCGGTTGCGGCCCCATTGCATCACCAGGCGTAGGTACCGCAGCGCATGGGCAGCCTTAGACGGCGTGCCCTCGTCAGCGATCCGGTCAATGATTCGCTGGATCAGCGCAGGGGTGAACTTGCGCACGGCCAGTTCGCCGAGGGGTTTGCCCAGCTTGGTGGGAATTTTGGCCAGAACGTCGCGCGACCAGGTGTAGCTCTCCTGGGTTTTCGGCGCGAGCCTCTTGAACCTGGCGCTGTCATGGTACTGCTCGCAAAGGTGGTTCAGGCTCTCGCGGTCGATGCCGTTGCGGACTTCCATGATCTTGTGCAGCTCGGCCAGCGTGGCCGAACAGCTGGCGATGTTCTGCCGGCGCTGCCGGCCGGCTTCATCGCGGTGCAGGGTGTACCAGGTTCCCTTGCCTCGGTGGTCAAAGAAAACGGCCGCTGGTATAGCGGCCTGGTCGATGTGCTGGGGGATATTGGGGTTGTTCTTCCTGGATCGCCTCATAGAATCTCGACGCCGTACTGCTCCTGGGTGCCGGCTTTCAGCCCGCCGGCCTGGTTGATTAGCTCCACGGTGGTCCAGGGACCGGTGCGGCCCCGGAAAATGCGGATGCCCTGCTCGTGCAGGGTCCGCTCCACGTCTGCCCGTCGGGCATATCCGGTAATGCGCTTGAGGTCGTCGAATGTCAGCACGCGGGAGACTTCGCTCATGGCTGGGCCTCCAGTGTACTGCCGACGGCCTGTGGCCACCGCCGAGAATCGTAGCTCCGGCCTTCTCGCCGCACGTCGTTACCCATGCTCCCTCCCTAGCCATTCGTGGCGGCGACGCCACTGGTTGCGCATTTCCTCGATCAGCCGGGTGACGGCCTGCTCGCCGCGCTTCTTGAGGTGGGTTTCTTTCAGCTCGGCCACCTTCTCCGGCGTGGTGTTCCCACGCCGGAGCCAGTACCTGGCCTCGCATTCCAGCATGTGCTGGCGTTCGTCCTGGTCAGCCATGGTAGATGGCCACCCCATGCGAAAGCTCCACCACAGTCATCCGGTCGGCTCTGGCCAGGAGGGCCAAGGCGTTGTGGACAGCACGCCAATCGCTCGGCGTACTGCTGGTGTGGATGATTGGCCGCTCAGGCTTGGTAAAGCGCAGGTGTTCGCCGTTGGTGTAAACGACTGACCAGCCGTTGCCCTGGGCGTACTGGAGCAGCGGCAGCAGGCGTTTAAAGCGACCACAGCGGCGGCCGCCCTGGACCATCAGCATGCGCATACGTTGGCCTCCTTGAAGATGTCGAACTGAGCCAACCCCTGGTAGGCACGAAGGTTGAGCCATAGACACTCGACGCGCTGTCGCGCACCGTCGGCATGCGCAGCGCGCTCGATCCTGTGCCAGTCCTGGAACAGCTCGTCATACAGGGGGCTGGGGTAGCCAGAGACGATGACCATGCCTTCCAACTCGTGAAGCGCCTCAGATAAGTCTCGGTGCTGCTCGTCGCTGAGCTCGTGGCGATAGCTCTTCCCGGTGTCGTTGTGTCGGACCTTGGTGCTGCGGGTCGAATGTACATAGGGCGGATCGACATAGTGCAAGGTGCTCGGCCGGTCGTGATGCGCCATTACCTTCACGGCGTCGCGGTTTTCGATCACCACGCCCTGGAGACGGTCGATGATGGCCTCCAGTGCGGCCGGGTAGTTGCGCCAGTCCATTGCCGGCGATGTGCCCGAGCGCGAGGATGACGAGCGGAACCCCGTGCGCTCGCCGCTTGCCGCGGAGCTGCCGAACCCTTGAAACGAGCGAACGATCATCCGGCGCGCTCTTTCTAGAGGATCCTCCGTCGTGTTGTAGCTGATCTCGAACTCGCCCCGGGCGAAAGGGGTGAGGCGCAGCAGCTCCTGTAATTGCTGTCCGTGGTCCCTAGCGACTTGAAACAGGTTGACGATATCGCCATCGAGGTCGTTGTAGACCTCGGTGTAGGCGCGTGGCTTGCGAATCAGTACGGATCCGCCACCGCCGAATGGCTCGACGTAGGTCTTGTGAGCGGCCATGTGACTGATGATCCATGGGGCGAGTTTCCACTTGCCACCGTGGTAACGGAGTAAGGGGCGGTAGGCGGTCATCGGGGTGCCGAATGGAATTGGAAGCTCACGCATGGCTGTTCTCCCGTTGGGCGACGCTCAGGCCGACGGCTACCGGGCGAACCCATATAGGCATGTTGCTGAGCATGAAGGTCTCGCCAGCACCGGCCAGTAGCAGGGTGGTGCCCATGACGTGGGCAATGGCTTCGGCCGCCGAGGGCGGTACGGCGTTACCGATGCGCTCGCGCCAGGACTGGTCGCTGAGGCCGTCCAGTTCGAGTTGTTCCTCCGGGTCGACCAGGCTTTGCAGCGCGGCCAGCTCCAGGGTGGTGAACGGGCGGTGCCAGGTGCCGTCCAGGCTGGTGATGATGCAGGTGAGGCGGTCGGTTGCCGTCGGCATGCGCGGGTCAGCCACAGACCAGCGGCCGTTGTCGTGGCAGGCGCTGGCCGATACTGCGCCGGCAGGCTGGTCGAAGCCGACAACGCCGTAGTGCCCGCCGGTGAGGTAGGCGTCGCCCTTCTCTTTGGCCATGCCAGGGCGTGGGTCGGCTACGCACTGGCCTGTGCCGTGAGCGCTGGTGACGGTTTGGGTTGCTCGCTCGTAAGGGACGATGCGGAACTCGTTAGAGTGTTTCGCTGCGCCCATGTGGCGCGGATCCTGAATTGCGAACGCGCCTTGGCCCGTGGTGCTGCCCGAAATGACAGTGCGCGATACGCCATCCCAATGAGCCACGTTGTATTTGGCGTGCCCGATTCCTGGGTCGCGCGGATCGGCGACGCTGAACGTGCCTTGCCCGGGCGACTTGACGCCGATCACCGCGCCGCTGGTTTCATCCCAACGGCGCACGCCGTACTGCTGGTATTGCAAGGCCCCAGCTCGTGCCCGTGGATCTGCTACCGAGAACTTGCCGTTGGTTGGCCCGCTGCGCGCGGCTACGGTGCCGGCGGTTTCGTTCCATTCATGTACGCCCAGGAAGCCGTCCCGGAATTGCGGAACAATGATCAGGTCACGCAGATAGCCGTCCTTGATCGCTAAATCGTTCAGGCATCGCCAGTCCTTACCGGCTTCGACCAAGGCCAGGCGCACCCATGTTTTCCATTGCAGCGCTGGAACCCGGTGCATCGGGCCCGCGGCTTCCACGTCGCCGGCCATGGGCATGCGTCCCAGGATCGAACCTACCGACTTGAGGGTTTTCTTTTCCGGCTCGTACAGGAAGGGCGGCACCTTCTCGATGTGCCTGGCCACCAGCAGGAATCGCTTGCGGCTCTGGGCCAGGCCACCGATCACGCCGCAGTCGTGGGTGGTTTCGGCTACGGCGTAGCCGTAGAACTCCAGGAGCTTGCCGATCTGGTCCAGCAGGTGCCTGCCGCGGGTGGCTAGGCGCGGGACGTTCTCGAACACGATCAGGCTGACCGGGTTGTGCTTCCAGGCCTCGCACATGAGCCAGACGCAGCGCAGTGTCAGCTCGTTGAGGGCTTGGTATTTAGGGGTGAGGCTCATGGTTTCCGACAGCAGCCCGCTCGCACCCTTGCAGGGGCTGCTTATGAATACCGCGTCCGGGTCTTGGTTGTTGGCTGCACGGCGCACGTCCTCGGCAGTGGCTTCCCGCCATTCCGCCGGAGGCTCGACGCCGTGAAAGGCGGTGTACTGCTCGCGGGTGAAGAGGTCCATCAGCGTGCCGGGGATGCCGGCCAAGCGCTGGAAGTCGCGCAGCCCAGCTGGATCTACGTCGACGCCGCCGACGCACAGCCACTCGGCCTGCATGTTGCCGACTACGGGCTTGGCTCGGTTGAAGCCCTTGGCGCCGCCGCCTAGGCCACAGCACATATGAAAGTGTTTGAGGGTGCGCTTAACGAGCATATCGGCGCCCCTTCTGTTGCTTGGCTGCTGGTTTCTCGGCCTGGAGGGACTCCCACTCGGTTTGCTTGGTCTGCTGGCGGATGCGGCTGCACTGGGCATGTTTGCGGGTCGAGCGGGCGTTGCCGCAGATATCGCAGATGCTGGGCAGGTCCAGGCGGTGGCTAGCCATCGCCGGCCGGGTGCGTTCGGTGGTAGCCTTTCCGACGCTGACTTCTTTGGGGTTCACTTGCATGGTGCTTCTCCTTGGGGTTGGTCGGTCTCGGAGGGTTGCCGCCCTCCGGGGCCATCTTTTATGCCGCCACGTAACCGGCGGCGGTCTTGCTCAGCAGGCCGGCTTCGGCGGCCTTCTGCATCAGCTTGGTGGCTCGGTCACTGCCTATCCGCAGACCCTTGGCGACCTGACGCACTGCCACCTTCGTTCCTCTTTCCGTACTGGCTATGAGCTGCAGCAAATCGGTCGGCAGCCCTTCGCTGGCTGCTGGTACCTGCGCCGTTTTCTGGCGTTCCTGTTGCTGTTCCTCGGTCCGTTCCTGTTCCGCTGCTACTGGTGCTGGGGCGCGTTCCTGCGTGTGGGCTGGACGTAGGGCGGAAAGGATCAAGGCCGGCACAATCTCCAGTGCAGCCGCGAAGCCGAGGCAGAGCAGGGTGGCCAGTTCGAGAGGCAGGCCCGCGGCCTTGGCTGGCAGGGCCAGCAGGGCAGTGAGCTCTTGCGACGACTGGTCCCGCCGCGCCTGGGCGCGCTCCCGTTCGGCGTCGATGCGTGCCATGGAGGCTGTCTCCAGCTCCAGGGCACGGGTGACCATGCCTCTCTCGCGCAGTGCGTTGGCCTGCTGATGGACAGCTGCCGCATCGCTGTCGAGCTGCCCGATGCGGGCGGCGTCTGCGTCGCGCTGCTCCACCAGGTCGATTTGGCGTTGTTCCTGGCGGGCCTGGTGCTCGGCGCGGCTGTTGATGATCGAGGACATGAGCCGGTCATAAGTGGCCCAGCCGGAAACGGCGCCCATGGCCAGCGCGCAGGCCATCATCAGCAGCGCGCACAGGGTTCGGCGCATGAGCAGCAGACCGAGGGCCAGCGGCCAGGCGACGTACTTGAACAGATCCAAGATCACCGCGGCCGAGGCGAACAGGACGGCGAGCAGGGTGTTGTCGATCAACGCGATGATGGCCAGAGCCACCGACGTGGCGGTTACCCCCGCCAGTGCGGTGACCATGGCCAGTAATGGCCACCGGTGGTGCTGTTGTAAGTGATGCATGGTGCTTCTCCTTGGGGGCAGGCCCTGCCGAGTTGCCGCTCGGCGGGGCCTTCGCGTGGTTAACGCACTCGGACTTTCTTGCCGCCTTCGATCACGTATAGGTTCACGTCCGCCAAGCGATACGCGCCCCCCGGCCCACCAGCGACGCAATACAGGCCGCCGTTGTCATCTACGACTCGAACAGGGAACGGGTACTGCCCCTGGCTCTTTGCCCAGGTCGCCTGGTGCGCGTACTTGCTCGATTTCTTGATTTCCGCGTACAGCTGCTGCCCCTCGGGACGTAAGCCGTGCGGCCCGTGGGCCAGCTCGAAGCCTTCCCAGCGCGCCTGAGTGATCGGATCGACGTAACCGGTGTCGGCCTCGTTGCGCACCGTCGGCCACTTGTTGGCGGTGGCCACGTCCTCGAAAGCGAAAAGCATGTTCAGGTCTGCGAGTAGTTGAGTGCTCATGCGCGCGCTCCCAACTTGGCCACACGGGCTGCCTCGTATTCGCTTGGCAGAATCTCCACAGCGCCGGTGATCCAGCCGGCCGTTGGTTTGCCGGCTGCGACGTTGGCTTCGTGCTGGGCCTGGTTGATATCGAAACCGAGGCAGAAATAGGCCACGCCCTGGTGCTCAAACTTGATACCTCCACCGAGCATCAGGTTGCCGGTGTTCACATTCAGCCTGCCCCAGTAGCCATGGGTGTTCAGGCGAGGCGGGCAGTGTTCCTTCCATAACTCGCGCAGGCGCTCGTGCTCGGCTCGAATAGCTGCACGCTGCTCCTTGGTGATGTCCTTGGGTAGTACTGCCTGTTGGCGGAGGCTGCGGTAGCCATAGTCGTCAGGACGGCACCAGTGGACGTCCAGATCGCGGCTGGCGGACAGCTTCACGCCGCCGGCGAAGTGCGAAGTGATGTCGCGCATCGGGGCGATAGCACCGCCGAACAGCTCGCCCAGCTTGGCCAACTGCTCATTCAGCAGGTCTTTCGCCTGGTAGAACTCCCGGACGATGGCCACCACCTCTGGGGCTTCGGACTTGTAGAAGTAGTTCGACATGGTTGTCCCCTCAGTTCGCCACGACGGCGTGGATGGTCAGGTTGCCCGGCAGGCGGCGCTGCAGTACCTGCAAAAGTGAAATCTGTTCTTCGCTGCATTCGTCGATGCAGATGACATTGGCGCCTAGACCCGCGAGCCACCGTACCGAGCGCGCCAATGCGTCCGGTGTGCAGTGGCGGCCTACCAGAATCTCTTGCTCGCTTTGCCCGTCGGCCTTGGCGATCTGGCGCAGGCGGATGGTCTTACCGGTGGCGGGTGCGCCGCGTTGTACGTTCAGTTGCATGGTGCTTCTCCTTGGGTTTGTTGCCCGGACGTTGCCGCGTCCGGGCGGTGGGTTTAGTGCAGTGCCACGGTTAGCAGAGACGGGGCGTAGTAGCCGGCCAGCGCGAGGACCAGCAGGGTCAGGCCGCTGACGACCAGGGTGACCAGCGTGTCGACGCGGTTGCTCTGGTAGAAGTGGTCGTTGTCGTCTTGCATGGTGCTTCTCCTTGGGGTTGATGCCGGCGTTGGCGCGCCGGGGTTGGGTTAAACGAGCTGGAACAGCCAGCAGCGCACTGTCCTTGCGGAGCCGTGGGTGTCGACGGCGATGGCTGAGTTGACGGGCTTGTTGGTTTCCAGGAATTTCGGCGACTTGCTGGTCTTGAGCACGCGCTTAAGGTCGCTGAGGTTCGGCAGCTGCTGGCGCTTGTTGGCCGCTGTCTCGACGAACTCATTGAGATTGATGGCGAAGAAGGCCGACTTGCGGGAATGGTTCAGCTTGCCGCCGGCATCGCCCAGAGGGCCGTTGAGGAACTCGACCATGTCCCAGAACTCGCGCACGAGGGGGTGGTCGGCGTTGATAGCTTCCTGCCGCTCCTGGGCCATGCGCGCTACCTCAGCGTGGACTAGATCGGCGCGCTCATCGCTCAACGGCACCACGAGCTGGAGGGCGTCCACCAGGCTGCGCAACTGAGCGTGGTTCTTGGCGATACGCACGGTACGGATACCCGGTAGGGCCAGCAGTTGCTGCTCGTAGCCAGAGGTACGCTCGTCCAGCAGCTTGAGGACTTGAGCCTCGGGCTGCAGGGCCTTGATCAGAAAGCCGCTGAGCTGCTCAACCGGCATGCGCTCCAACTGCTCGGCGAACAGTTTGGTTTCCGGTGTCTGGTGTTCGCGGGTCAGGTGCACATGGCCCAGGCGCTGGAGGATCGGCTCTGAGGCGTTGACTGCGTTGTTCTGGGCGATCAGCAGGGCGGCCCGGAATGGTGGTTCGCGGGTGTCGTTGCCGTTGTTCTTCACGCCGGTGGAGCGCACGCTGCGCCCGTTGTAGGCGGTCTTGAGTTCGTCCCAGTCGAAGTGCTTCACCGGGGCGCCTTCCTTCTGTTCGCGCTCGGACTCGATCAGCACGACCGGCAGGTTGCCGACCTGGGCGAAGTTCCGCGCCCGACTGGCCGGGGTGGCCTTGGAAGGGTCGAAGCCTTCGTACTCGGTGCGTCCGGTGGTTTTCCAGAGCAGCTCTACCAGCGTGGTCTTGCCGGAGCCGGCTTCGCCGATCAGCTCCAAGAACAGATAGGACTTATGTATATGGCGTATTTGCTCCGCATACAGGGCTCCCAGCCACCAGGCCAGGACCACAGCGCCGCGCACGCCGAAGCATTTCCAGAACAGTTCGAACCAGCCTTCGTTGTAGGCGCTAAGGTCTGGATTGATGTGCAGTACAGGTGACTGGCTCTGCGACTTCACGCTCAGCTTACCGACGTCGAAGAAGTCCTCCTCGTTGAGCTTGTGCACCTTTCCGCCGGCGATGGCCAGGTCGTTGAACACGTAGACGCCGTGCTCGCGGGTGTAGCCGATCCAATCGATGGTGTTGACGGTCTTGAGGTTGTCGAGCTGTAAGCCGAGCATGCGCTCCAACTGCTGCGGGGTGCCGGTGAACATGGCTCCGTTGCACTCGTTGAGCAGACGCTTTTTAAACTCCGGTGCGGCAGTTATCTGCGAGGCGGTGAAGGTTGTCTTGATGGCCTGGGTGTCTGGTCGATCCACGCGGAAGTAGTACCAGGCCTCTTGGGTCACGTCGTTGCGCATGTAGTACAGCGCCTGGAAATTGCAGTTGGCGATGCGCACCACGGAAGTACTTTGGCGCAGAGCCTTGTCCCGCCGTTGCTTGTCGCTGAGCAACTGATCTTCCTGGCGATCAGAGCCTTCCAGCTCGCGTGCGGCGCGCTCGTACTTCTCCAGGTCCAGGTGGAACCAGTACAGGCGGGAGCGGTAGGTAAAGTGGAATTCCTTGCGCTCGTCCCACTCGTACATGAGCAGGCCCTTTTCCTCGGCCGAGTCGGCCAGCAGCAGGGCGCCCTGGTGGCGGGCCTCGTCGAGGTCTTGCTCGATGCGCTTGGCGCGCTCGTCGTCGCCCTCGATGAAGGTCCAGCGCTGATGCAGGTCATTCCAGTCGACCTTTTTGGAGCCGCGCTGCGGGATGACAGCAGCCTCACACTTGAAGCCCAGAGCGCGGGCCTCCTTTGCCCAGCGGCGCATGTTGGCCTTGGCCACTGGCTCGTTATCCAGCGCCCAGACCAGGCGTGGTAGGCGCTTGTCCGCTTCCTGACATGCCTTCTTGAGGGCGCGGAGCGACTCCTCGGGGAAGGGGGCGCTACTCATCATGGAGACGGCAGGGGTATCGTGGTGCAGCAGGGCTATGGCGTCGAAGATGCCCTCGACAATGTACAGCTCGTCGACGTCCACCAACGTGAGGGAAGGCGGGCACCACCAGACGCCTTTATAGCTCTCGCCCGGTTTGAAGCGGGCCTTCTGTTTGCCGAAGCGCTCGGGGCGGTCGATCAGTCTTTCCCAGTAGCCGCCCTTGTCCAGAGGGAAGCGCACGGTGGCGCTGCCGGCGCCGATATCGCGGCTCCAGTAGTTTTCCTGAGTGAACCAGCCGTCAATGAGCTCGAGGCGGAATCCCCGGGCAAACTGAAGGTAGGCGCGTGCGGTGGCGGTTGGTTCCTCGGCGGTGGCCGGCGCTTGCTCGCTCCAGTCGTTGAACAGGTCGCTGTAGAGGTCCTTGACGTGGACTCGGTGGTTGCACGCTTCCGGTCGTCCGCAGATCAGCATCCAGGGCGAGTCGTGGAAGGTGTACAGGGTGTTCTTTCCGCACTTATGCGCCGGGCACCTGCCCTTGCGCATGTAGTTGGTACCGGTCATATGCTTGAGACCGAAGTCGGACTCAATCCGGCGGAGCACCTCGCCCCTGAGTTTCTCTTGCATCGTCATGGAGTTGCCTTACTGATTGGCGGCAAGGGCGGCTTGCAGCGCGCCGATGGTGCGTTTATGGCCGGCAAGGGCCGGGTAGTCGTCGAGGATGCGGTTGCTGCGCAGGCCTGCCGGGACGGTTCGGTAGCGGTCGTCATACCAGTGCTCGGTCATGCTCCGGCGCAACTCGGCGCGCAGGCTGCTGAGAAGCGCTTCAGCCCAGGGCTTGGGCAGGTCCAGCTGGATCGCAACGGCGTTTTGCATGGCGCCTCCTCGGATTGCGGGTGCAACTTCCCCAAACCCACGGGAGTGGGGCTGGGCTTTTGTGGGTTAGCGTGGGGCCGGGTTGGCCAGGTCTTGCAGGAAGCTATGCAGCCTTTCCGAGCGCGGTACCGGCACGATCTTGTGGGTGCGGTGGTCGTGGAAAACGCACAGGTCTCGGCCGCTGGCCATGTCTATGCCGAACCAGCGGCTTTCCCTGGGAAAGCGCTCAGTCATGGCCAGGTGGACGAGGCGGTCGGCCATAAACACGTGCACATCCCATACGTCGACGAGGTGGTTGACAGTGCGGTCGAACAGGCTGTCGTCGTGCAGGTGTTCCTGCTGGTGGCGCTCGATGAAGGCAGCGGCGTTGCGCTGCATACTGGTGCGGTAGTCGTCTAGCTGTGGGGCTGTGGACTGGTCGAGTTCCATGGTTTAGGCCTCCAGGATCGCGAGCATGTCGAGTTGGTTGGTTTTCTCAGCGCTGTCGCGGATGGCTTGCATGCGCTTTACCGAGGGGGCAACCGGGAGACGAACCCGGGGGCGGTCCAGGCCCGAGGTGGTTAGCTCGTACTCCCACGACAGGGAGCCGCCATAGGTCGCGCCGCATCCTAGGTTGGTGCACTCGCCATACATGGTCTTGAAGATGGGTGTTTGCTCTTCCGAATTGCGGATACGCATCCGGCTGCCGCATGCCGGGCAGAGGCACTTGTAACCGCCGCCGTGATTGCTACTCATGAATTCTCCCCTCCGCGAGTGCGGCATTGGCCGAAGCCAGAAAATACGCCGCCTCGTGCGTCTACTACTGTTCCTGATTGCCCGGGTTTTTCCGGTGCAAAGTGATAACCGCTCCCACTTCGGCATGCCGGGCGGCAATGTGCGCGCGGTGGGCGGCGATGATGTCGGCGAGCTCGGCTTCGTCTAGACGACCATCTGCTAGGGCCTTGGCGATGATCTGGTCGACCCGGCCCTCAGCGACGTCGGTGACTAGGGAGCGCTGGTATAGGTCCAGGTTGTCGAGCGGGGTATCGTCCGGCATGGGGACGAAAACGCCGCCGTAGAGGCCCGACAAGTAGTCGGGGAGGTAGCTGGTACCGCCTACCCGCTCCAGCTGGCGGACCTGCTCGTCGGTCAGCGGGCGGTGGCCGGTGTTCTCGTAAAGCTTGTTGTCAAACTGCTTGAGGTCCAGCCCCAAGTGAGCGGCGGCGCACTCGCGGCCGCCCGGGAAGGCGCCGACGGCGGCCATCACGGCCTTGCGGCGACTATCAAGAATTGGGCGTGTCATGTTCTCGTTTTCCCCCTGAGCCGGCCGCACTACTGTGCGACCGTGCCCTCCTTGATGCCGAGCAATACTGCAGCACGGTGGGCTTCACCGCGTTTGCCTTTCTTCCGCCCGTTCAACAGATCGCTGACCAAATTCTTGTTCAGGCGATGCTTGCGGCTGAAGTCGGCAATGGACACGCCTTGGCGGTCCATTTGCTCGCGGACTTGATCGGGTGTGAGGGGGGCAGGCATAGTGTTCCTATGTGTTCAATCGTGTTCATGTGAGCTTCATTATGCCCAACAACTTGGGCTTGTAAAGGCATTTTGCTTGAAAAATTGTGCATCCTCGGATTTACCATCATTGAGTGCAGGTGAGCGCCTGCGCGAAGAGCGCTCGCGACTGGGCTTAAAACAGGAAGAATTTGCGCAGCTTGGTGGCGTAAATCGAAACACTCAGGGGAGCTACGAGAAGAACGAACGCACCCCAGACCTCAACTACCTGTCGGCGATTTCCGTTCACGGTGTTGATGTACTTTTCGTCGTAACGGGCGTCCGGCTGCTGGCTGCCGCTGGCTCGTTGAGTCCCTTGGAAACGAGCCTCCTGCAGGCATTCCGCACGCTTACTGAATCCGACCAGGACACGCTTACACGTATGGCTGCGGGCCTATCCGCAGTCAGCAAAACTGTCTAGCAAAGAAGGATCTAGAAATGGATTTCAAGGATTACCAGACTCCTGCCTGACTTTCGCTTTTGCGCCGCTCTTTTGTGACCGCCACGGTCGTGCTTGCTCTGGCACCAGTCGGCCTGCCCTGACGACGGTTAAGCGCCTGGACCTGGACCATACCCGCCTGGCCGCGCGCATACACATCAGCGAATGGCAGACCAACAACCAGTCGAAGCAGTACATCCCGTATCTGAGGGGTAAGCAGGGCCGGGAGCTCAACGACTATTTTCACGACTTCATCGGCTGCCAGGAAGGGATCGACGAAGATCGGCCGAAGAGCTTCTACGACTTCATCAAGTCCAAGGACTCCGGGATTTCCGAACCTTGCCGCCGGACAGGAAGACGCTCAACAAATTCCGGCGCTTCACCGGCAGGGCTGAAGGTATGTCGATAAGCTTCGAAGCGCACTTGTTGGGCGACAAGATCGAGTATGACGAAGCAGGCGGCACGCTTACGCTGCGGAACCTGCCACCCAACTCACCACCAGCTCAAGCGCGCTGCCGGCTAAGCTGCTAAACCAATCCGCGCCTCTTGTCGATCTCGTAAAGCGCCTGAGCATCTCCGGCATCCAGTGCCGCGTAATAGTCGGGGTCCTTGATTCGATACAGCTGGTCAAGGGTTTCGAGGTGTTCGGCGTCGAGTCGGTCAAAGCGAAGCTGTAGCTCTGCTAAATCCTCCCTATGTCGATCACGATCTTCGGTCACATCGTGAAGCTTCTGCCGGTATTGCGGGAGTCGGTAAAGCGAATCGTAGAACGCCTGCAGGGCAAACAACGCCGTTAACAACCACCAGTTCCACTGATCCATATCCCTGTCCTGTTCGGGCCCGATCACCCAACAAATACCCCATATCAACGAATCACGCCAACCGGCGCATCCCTATCGCTTTGCTTTCGTATCGGGAATGAGCCAACTCACTAAAAAAACGCTCGCCGGCCCTATGAGCCAAGTAACGCTCGTTCCCGGAAAGGCAATTGGCACCACAATCGCAATTGCAAACAGGCCTACTGCTGTCCATAGATTCCTACGCGGCGTGAACCACTCGCGGAACGCTTTAAGCTTTCTACTGGCCATTGCCAATCTCCCTGATAACAGACTCGAAAAGATTATCAAACTATCGCGCCAGCCGGCGACCGGCCTGGAAATGGGCCTGGGCCGTACGGTGAACGTGGCGAAGAACCACAGCCCTCAGGCGATCAGCACGCACACCGTGAATCACCCAGGCGCCCAGCACTTCACCACCCATGTGTTCGAGGGCGACCCAGACACCAAATGCGGTGGCAAGGGGCAAATCAGGCTGCTTGAAGCCATCAAAGCTGCTGGTGGAGACCTGGTGAACAATCCCTAAAGTGGACCTGCTTGCATATTTGGAATTGGCATTACCGTCGGAGTTCTGCCAATGAAGGAGTAAGCAGATGTTGTTGGAAACGATAGCTGTTGACCGTCCGGACGAACTGAATTCGGCGTCACCAGGGGAGCAGTGCTTAACCCCTGAAGAGTGGCTTCTGATGACACTCTATCGTCAGTTAGAATCGCATGAACAGTGGTTCATCCGCCGGGCAGTAGAGGGGCTGATCGCGAAGGGCTCAATGCCCGATTGATACAAGAAGGCCCCGTTACGGGGTCTTTTGTTTTTCCTGCATACGCTTCCACTCTCGATCGAGGGCACGCTTGGCGGATGCCTTGCTCTGGTAGAGGTGTGTGAGGCGGCGGGGCTTGATTTGGTCGCCCTCGGTGACCTTATGCTGCTGGCCGGTCTTCTCGTCGCGGTACCAGGTTACGAGGCTGGTGAAGTCGCCTTCGTCATCGGCCAAGTCGCCCACTTCGTCGCCGTCTGGTAGCTGGGACTCAAGCTCCATGGAGGTGGTGAGGCTATCGGGCGTGAAGCTGTGGCGCAGATTGCCGCCGAGCCAGATGATGGCGGCTATTTCCGCCTTGATTCCGGTCAGGCTGTATGTCTGATCCGGGATCAGCTCCGGGCGGCCCCTGGCCAGGGTGTAGCTGAGTGTGGCGGTGCCGCGCTGCAGGCGGTTCCACTCTGCACGGGCGGCCTGCAATGCGCTGGCCTGGTCTGTGAAGCTGTGACGCAATTCCTTGATGTTCTCGCTGCCGCCGGCGATGGCCTCTTTCTTCTCCGCGCTGTTCACCTCGTAGTAATAGGCCTTCACGCCGGTATAGGAGTCGCGGTCGGCCTGCAGGAAGCGGTGCTGATCGCCGTCTGCCCGGGTGAGTGTGACGTGGGGCAGGGATAGGCCGCTTGCGGTAGTGGCCTTGCCGGTGGGCAGGAATAGCAGGCGGTCGGCCTTCACGGTGGCGATGGCATCATGCTCTCGGCCGAGACGACTGAGCAGGTTGGCGTCTGACTCGTTGGCTTGGTCCAGGTGCAGCAGCTCGATGCCGGCGAGCACGGCGCTGACCACGGGGGTGAGGCCCTGGGCGGTGGCGATGGCACCGATGACCGTGCCCAGGGTAGTGGCGTCGAAGCTACGTTCTTTCTTTGCCTTAAGGCCGCCGCGTAGGTCCGCGCTGCGGGCGCGGATGCTGAGCGTGTCCGGTGCGCCGCTGTGCTCGGTTTCGTCCACGGTGAAGCTGCCCTTGTCGATCAGGCCGGTGTCATCCCAGCCCAGCCAGAGGCGCACGGTGGCGCCCCGAGGCGGGATGGCGAGCAGGCCGTCGTGGTCGCTGAGGGTGATGTCGAGCTGATCGGCCTCCAGTCCCCGGTTGTCGGTGAGCTCGATGCTGATCAGGCGCGGTTGCTGCCCGCCGAGCAGCAGGGCGGTGATGTCGTTTCCGTTGACCACGACCTTGCAGATCGGCCGCGGATAGGCGGTGAGCTCGCGGTACTTCTGGCCGGCTTGGCCGAGTAGCTCGCCGGCTTGATTCAGTAGGCTCACAGCAGACTCCCGAGAGCACCGCGCAGGATGCCGCCGACCGAGCCGATGAGACTGCCGAGCATGTCGATGCGGCCGTCGTCGATGCGCTTGAGGCTGATGGTGAACTCGTAGCGGCGCGGTGTGCCGTCCTCGAAGAATACCTGCTGCGTCTCGCTGATCGAGGTGATAACCCAAGTGCCGTAGATGCGGCCGGTGCCGCCGATCAGGGGCCACGCCTTGCCGGTGTCGGCCATCTTGCGCAGCACGTCAAGGCTGAGGGGCGAGCCGACCAGGCCGGGCAGCAGGGTCCCGGGCAGCGTGATGGTGTCCTCGCCGCGGCCCAGAAACTGGCTGGCCGGGTTGGTACCGATGCGGTTGGTGGAAGCGTGGCGCCATTCAGTGGTGCGCTGAAGCTCCTGGTAGGCGAGCGTAGGCAGTCCGAAAACGAACATGCCGAGGGTCATCATCATGGTGGTTTACTCCTGGTCACCCAGGCGCGAGCGGATGCGGGCGGCCTTGGCACGCTCGCGTTCGTCCAGCAACTGGTTGAGCATGTTGCGCAGCCCGTCAGTGTCGGTGCCCGGGGTAGCGCTGATGTTGATTTCGATGGTGTCGCCCTGGACAACGATGCCGCTGCCTGAATTGGCCGACAGCGGTGGGCGGTTGTCCATGGCCATGGTGCCGCCGGCAGCTCCGAAGCCGATGGCCCCGGCCGCAACCATTTGCTTGCCCATGTTAGTGACTGCAGCCAGCGGCCCCTGCTGGCCCTTGACGAGCCCTTGCTCCAGGCCTGCCATGGTGAAGCCGCCCAGACTGGCGAAGACGCGCGACGGCGAGTGGATGCCGAGCTTCTCTTTGAACCAGGTGATGGTGTTGTCTGCGGCGCCGGTGATAGCGCCCTTCACTGCGGCTAGGCCGTTGGTGATGCCCTGGACCATGCCCTGCATGAGCATGGTGCCGAACTCGCTGAACTTGCCGGGCATCTCGACGCCGAAGTAGTTCATGACGCCCGCGAAGGCGCGGTAGAACAGGCCCAGCGGGGAGAAATTGAGGATCAGCGCGGCGATGCCGGCGAATCCACCGTTGAAGCCTTCCTTCACCTCTGCCCACAGGCCCAGGAAATAGGCCTTGATGGGGTCCCAATACTTGTAGATTAGGTAGGCGGCTGTGGCGATGGCCATAACGGCTAGGCCGATGGGGTTCATCAGCAGCGCGCGGCCGAGCCAGAGCACGGCTTTGCCGGCCCACAGCAAGGCGCTGCCCAGGCCTTTCAGGGCGGTAACGGCGCCGAGGCTCTTAATGCCGAAGAAGGTGAGCGCGTAGCGGGCCATGGCGAAGGGACCCAAGAAGCTGGCCATCATCAAAGTTACGCCGCCGCCGACGGCCAGCAGCATGGCCAGGCCACCCGCAGTCTTGACGAGGGCGGCCGTGAGGCCGGGGTTTTCCTTGACCCAGTTCTTGACGCTGACGGCGAGCTCGCCGAAACCGTTGATGAGTTCCTTGAGCTCGGGCGCAATGGTGGCGCCGATCTCGCCCATGGCGTTGGTCCAGCTGCCTTCGGCTGCCTCGATGGTGTTGGTGAGGGTTCCGAGTTGCTCTTTGACGCGAGTCTGCAGGTCGGCTTGGTCGCGCATTTTGTCGGCGACTTCCTGGTAGCCGGCTAGTCCCTTGTTCATCAGGGTGTTGACTACCTGTAGCGTCTCGGAGTCGTCGCCAAACAGCTCCTTCATCACGCTTGTGCGCTGAACACTGGTGAGCTTCTTAAGTTTTTCCAATTGGGCGAAAAGCTGGTCCATGCCGCCGAACTCGCCCTTGCCGTTGGTGAAGTCGAGGTTGAAGCCGGCCTTCATTTCGGCGAGTGCGGCGTTGGCCTTGGTGAAGCGCTTCTCGTCCACACCGGACTGGAACACTTTGCGGATGGCGTTGCCCGCGGACTCTCCTGCCATGCCGGTCTGATCCATCATCACCAGCAGCGGTGCCAGGGTGTTGGCCGCGTCCAGGCCTTCCTTCTTGATGATGCCCATGACCGGGCTGAGCTTGGTGAAGCCCTGGAGCATGTTGTTGTCGTCGACGCCCAGATAGAAGGCGCGTTGGATGGTATCCATCAGACCCATCATGTCCTTCTCGCTGGTGCGGGTGGCGTCCTGCATCTTGGCCGCGAACTCGGCGGCCTCGGCCACAGGCTTCCGCAGCTGGACACCCAGATATGCGGCTGCCTCGCCGGTACCACCCAGGATTGATTGGGCGCTGATGCCCTGACGGCGCAGCATGGTCATCATGTCCTGGAAGTCGGCGGTGGTACCGGGCAGGCGGTCGCCCAGACTGGTGGCCAAGTCGCTGATCTTCTGGAAGTCGGCCGGGACCTGGCCGGTGCTATCCATCATGGCCACCTTAAGTTGGGTGGCGGCGTCCTCGGCCGGCGCGAATGCGTCCACGATGCCCTTTAGAGGCCTGGAAATGGCGTAGGCAGTACCGAGCCCCGCTGCGCCGCCGGCGGCCATGCTGCCAGCAAGCTGCTGTGACTTGTCATACTGCGAGCGAGCGTTGGCGAGGCGCTTGGATTGGGCCGCCAAGCGCTGCATGCGCTGGGTCTGTTCGCTGATCTGTTGATTGGTACTTGCGATGCGGTCGCGCAATTCGCGCTCGCCCTGCACGAGATTGCGCGTGCTGATACCGGCGGCGCTGAGCTTGCTTCGTAGCCCCTGCAGCTCGGCCTGCTGTTCCTGGTGCTGTTTCTTGAGGGTGGTGGCGGCGCGGATGGAGTCCTGCATGTCCGCCGTCATCTGCTTGGTCGGCGCGCCGGTGGCAGCCATCTGGCGGCCGAGTTCCTTCACTCGATCACGCGCGCCCTGGAGGGCGGTTCCGGTGTTGGCGCTGATGGCGCGCAGGCGTTGCCAGCTACTGACATCGTTCTGCGTTGCTTGCAGCTGCTTGAGCTGGTCGCGGGACTCCTTGAGTGCACGACCGAGGCCGACGCTTCCTTGCATCACTGCGCGGATGGGGCGGGTGGCGCGGTCGATAGCCTGGAGGATCACCTCCATTCTCAGATCATTGGCCATCGCTTTTCTCCCAGCGGCTTCTGGCCCGCTCGCGCCATTCCATCAGTTCCGACAGGGGCAACGGGTCCAAGTCCGCTGGCCCCCAGTGAAAGACCATGGCCAGGTCGGCCATGGCGTCTTCTATGCGACGAGGACAGCTTCCTTCGCCGACTTCTGCAGCAAAAAACCTGCAATAGCCAGCCCGCACTGGAACAGGTCCGCCGGATCCATGCGTCCGACCTCGATGTCGGTGAGGCTGGGCGTGCTGATGCGCGGCAGTACCTTGCGCAGGGCGAGCACGTCCATCTGTGCCAGGTCGGACAGAGTCACGCCGCGCAGTTCGCCGCTCATGGGTTTGCGCAGTGTTACCTGATCGATCTTCTGCTCGCCGCGGATGATCGGGGTGTCGAGGTTGATGACTTCCTCGTTGGGGTTCTTGGTTGGGGCCGGTGCAGCCGCTGCAGCTGTGGTGCTGTCGTCGTGCTTGGCTTCTGGGGTCTGCATGGGGTGGTGCTCCTTGGTTCAGGGGGGGAATGCCGGCGCGGGCGCCGGCAGGTGGCGGATCAGAGGCCGATGTTCTTGCGGTGCTCGGCGAGCAGGTCTTCGCCGTCGACGATGAACACGAAGTTCAGGAGGTCGATTTCGGTGATGACCTCGCCGTCTACGGTGAGCTTGTAGTAGGTGCAGGTGGTGCTGATCTGGTGCTCGGTGTCTTCGCCCGGGGTGGACTCGCCGAAGTCGATCTCTTCATGCCGGCCGCGCACGGAGATTTCCACGGAGCTAGTGCGGCCATCGTCTTCGCGCTGGACCGAACCGGCGAAGCGCAGAGCAATGCCATCGGCACGAACCGCGCCGAACTGGCGCAGAGCGAGCAGGTCCCAGCCGCCCAGGGTCCAGGCGAGGACGATGCCGTCATCGCCGAAGCCGAGGTCGACCTTGACCGGGCCGTCCATACCGCCGCCGCGGTAGGCCTCCATCTTGCGGGCCAGCTTGGGCAGGGTGACGGTCTTGGCGATGCCGCCGTAGACGTTACCGTCGTTGAACAGGTTGAAGTGCTTGAGCTTCTTGGCTAGGGCCATGGTGTAGCGCTCCTACAGCGCAGCCGGGGCCGCGCGGGTGAATGGGATCAGGCCTTGACGCTCTCGGCGAAGGTCATGAGGTAGCGGTCGGTGATGCGCTGGCGGAAGAGCAGATTTTCCAGCGGCGGGACGGGGGTGTAGTCGTAGTCCAGGAACAGCTTGCCGGCCTTGAGGGTGGTGGCGTCGTTGGCGGCCGGGTCGAACCAGCATTGCCCATCGATGATGTAGCCGCCGGTTTTCAGCTCGCGGAACTTGGCGTTCACGCCGTCGACGATGTCTTTGACCAGGCTCCCGTGCATGGGCTTGTCCACAGCCCAGAAGTGGGCCTCGGCCATGGTGTCGGCCAGCACCTGGGCGGTGCGGGTGTAGTTCTCGAAGGCGAACAGCGGGTCGGCGCTGGTGGTTCGGTTGCCCCAGAAGCGGAAGCCTTCGCGACGGATCAGGGTAGTGACCTCCGCGGCGTTGAGCAGACCGGCGTCGGTGGCGGGGTTCTGCAGGTCCCAGAAGATGTCCTTGGACAGACCCGAAACGCCGTTGACCGGCACGTTGGACAGGGTTTTGTGCCAGCCAACTTGCTCGTCGATCTTGGCGCGAAGACCCAGTGCGCGAGCGACGGCCGAGGCCGGTGAATTGGCGCTGGTGGCGGTGTCCCAGTTGACGAAGTCCGGCCAGATGAGCATGAGCTCGCGGGAGCCGAAGCCTTCACGGTAGGCGATGGCCTCGGAGACGTTCTCGCAGTCCCAGGCGCTGGCATAGGAGAAGGCACGCATCTTCTCGGCGATGGCCGCCAGCTCGGTGGTCACGGTCAGGTTGTCCAGACCCGGTACGCCCAGGATGCGTGGGCGCACGCCGAGCTGCACTTCAGCAGCCAGCAGGGCCTTGAGGCCGGTGTACTGACCTTGGGCGGTAACGCCGCCGATGATCTTGGTAGTTTGGTTCGCTTCCTTGGCGGCATCGTCGGCGCCTTCGCCGTCGGCCACGCGCACCACGACGGTGACGGGGCTGGCCTGGTCTGCGATGGCGTCCAGGCTGCGGGCCAGGGTGCCCGACTCGCCGGCTTTGCCGGAAGCAGTGAGCACGTCGGTGAGCAGGACCGGGGTGTTGAGCGGGAAGGTAGCTGCGTCGGCGTCACTGCCGGTGCAAACCATGCCCACCACGGCGGTGGCGATAGTGCGAATGGGGCGGATGCCCTCGTTGATTTCGAGGACGCGAACGCCGTGATGGTAGTCGGTGGACATTTGGCAGCTCCTGGTGGGCATGATCCCGTTTCAGTGAGCCTTGAGAGTGACGCGCGCGCGCAAGCGGGGCGAGCGGCGGGCACTGTAGCGGGGCGCGGTACAGGACGCGCAAGAAAAAGCCCCGACTCGCGGGGCTTGTTCATGGTGGTGGGTGATCAACTGGCGTTGTTGCCGATGCCGATGACGGCGGATTTACCGGAGCTTTAAAGAGTTAGCCAGGCCGGAGACAGTGGCCGCCTTGACTGATCGGGAAATTCTGGCAATTGAGGCCACTCGCGCAGCTTTTGGATATAAGCCAGCAGTTCAGCGAACTGCTCGGCTGTGAGAGTCGAATCAATCCCCAGCTCGACCTCATCGCGGTGGCGATCTCTAGACTCGATCAGCGACGATATAACCCCGTCTCGCCAAGCTCGCTCACGCGCATCCGGATCGATTGCTACAGACTGAACCATTGCAGCCAAAGCTGCCGGCACTTTCACGGGCTCAGGCGCCACAGGGCGCATCGCCTCGATTTGCGCCTCGATCTCTGCGACCGAAAGGCTATCAGCCCCAGCTAACTCGGCAGGTATAAAGTGATTCAGGGTTACCGAACCCCAGTTAATGACCATCGTCCCCATTTCCGGAGAGATTGAGACAATTGAAAATTTGCTCAAGATACAACCCCCTTTACACGATCAGAAGAATTACCCGCCACGAAAGTTAAGGCATTACCCCCCGAAATAATCGCGGCACCTGGCGCACCACCGGCCCACGGCCCGTAAGTGGCATAAGTAGTGTTTGACCACCCGACATAGCCCGCCGAACCAGCCACGCCGGCTGCGCCGCCTACGCCGCCGTAACCGCCAGAACCGTCGTCCGATATCGCTTGCCCCGCTGCTCCAGGTTTTGCCGGGTTAACGCCCTCGCCAGCGCCGCCTGCGCCGCCGTAGCCGGTTTGGGTGGCACCATCTGATCTAAAAGTACGGTGCTGTCCCAAGCCTCCACCGCCGCCACCGCCTCGTATGTATCCGGCAGAGTTATCCAAGGTTGTGGCGAACTCAATCAAAAGCCCGTGATTGCCTGGCATGCCCGCACCCGCTGTACCGCCAGCGCCTCCGGCGCCTTTGATAAATCCCTGATTAATCACCAGCAGCTTGGAGCCAGCAGGGAAAACACCTGTTCGAAGCGCAGCAGCAGACACCCCCCGCAGCACCGCTCTATTAATAAATACGTACTCTCGTGCCTTTGTCGGCGAGCCCATAAGGGCAAAGATGCTGGCGTCTGCCAAGTCCACAAGATTCGTGT